CTATCCTTGGCAGTGTGTCTGCTATTCGTGGTACAAGGTTATCAGCTACAGCCATCACAGAATCAACAAGGTTATTGATCAGCACTCCAATGTCCTGTGATGGGTCGGCCATTCCTGTGAGCAGATTCGTCCATGCGGACTTCATCATGCCGATGGATCCCTGTATTGTAGTGGCTGCCTCTTTTGCGGTTGTGCCTGTTATCCCCATATCAGTCTGTACAACATGAATAGCCTCAATCATCTTATCGAATGACACACTATTGACATTATCTGCTGTCACAGTCATGGTGTCACCAAGTACACCAGAATCATTGATAAGCCTTGCCATCTCGGACGCAGTACCACCATAGCCAAGCTTGAGATTATCTAACATCGTGTAGTTTTGCTTAGCAAAACCCTGATATGCATTCTGTATAGATGCCATATCAGTTCCCATCTTGTTGGCATTATCAGCCATATCTACAATAGCTGTGTTTGCAGTTTCAGCCGCCTTTTCCGTGTCACCGCCCAATCCCTGGAGCAGCGACGCTGAAAAGCTTGTTACAGTGTCCATGTACTCATTCGCCGACAGCCCCGCCGTCTTATATGCATTATTCGCATACTCTACAACCTTATCTGAGCTGTCCTTGAACAGTGTCTCAACACCACCGACAAGCTGCTCATAGTCTGCATACTCGCTTACAGCCTTAGCAGTAATGCCAGCTATTCCAGTAGCCACAGCCGTTGTTGCAACCACGGCGACCTTTGCTGCCTTGAGCGCAAACTTGCCGATATTGCCAAACACAGAACTCATCTTTTTGCTTGTCTTCTCTGCCTTGTCGCCAGTCTCTTCAATTTTCTCATTCGCATCTTCATTTGATACTGCGATTCGTCCCAGTATCTTAAATACTTCCAAAAGGGTCTACCCCCTTTCCTCAATAATAAAAAAATAGAGACACACGTTCTGTGTGCCCCTATGGTTTAAAGTTCTCTATGATTGACATAGAATCCCTTATGGTTGTTTCAAGTTCGCCTCTGCTCTCAAATGCTCCTGATCCGACAGGCTGCGAATTGCCACCTGATGTGCCATACAGCCTTGCCTTGAAGTCATTGAATGATATGTTCTCCCAGCACTTATGGATATACATATCCCAGAGCTTATCATCATCGTCAAGACGCACAAACGTGCATACAAACTCATCAAAGCTCTGATTGTCTATCATCGTATCAAGCAGAGTGTACGGATCCGCATATCGTTTAAATATGAGATCCATGAACTTGAGATAGCCTACTGTTTCTTCTCGAACAATCTTGAAACAACCTTGATAAAATCCGTAAAGCCCGGAAGAGTGACTGCATCATATAACATCTGTGTGAATACAGAGAGATCAAGATCTGCTATCTCATCCACAGTCATTCCTGACAGGTGTGATAAGCAGACAAATACCTCACGCTGACAGTCTGACAGCTTAGTCAGAATCACATCTGCAAGCTCGAATGCAAGACCAATACCCACATTCTCGAGGAACTTCGATGTGTCCTCATCATCCTCGCCATCACCAGCAAGCTTCTCACGTTCTTTTGCAATAAGCTCTTTGAACCCATTGCCGCTGAATGAATCTTTGAAGTCTTTTACCCCCAGCTTGCTGAACAGCTTCAGGAATGCAGCTATATCTGTAGCCTTTGGATTTCTAAGCGTATATGGTTTGATCTCCTGCACATCTTCTGTTGCCTCGGCATCTTCTACTACTTCTGCCTCTTCAACTACTTCAGCATTCTCTACTACTTCTATATCTTTGTTCTCTTTTATCTCGGTTGTTCCCATGATTATCTCTCCTTTTCTATGTCAATTAGTCTGTTGCTTTTGTACTGGAATCTATAGACTGCTGAACCTGCTCCGTTGTCGTGCCGGTAGGCAGATAGATGTGGTATGGCAGTGTATCAGCTGCTGGTGACAGATCCGCATAGCACTCCATTGTCAGCGCAAATGTGCCATTCTCCTTGTTCTTGCCCTCTATCTCAAGGCCTGATGTACAGAGAGCATTGTCAAAGATCACGATAACAGGACGACCATCTAAGAATCTTCCAATATATCCAAAGTTTTCGATATAATCATCCTTTTCAATTCTTGCCTTGGATTCGATCACATCATATCCTTCCGCTGTTGATGTGCCATTCTGCCCGATAATAGCCATCTTGATCGTCTCAGGCGACAGCTCCACCATGTTAGTATCCATCTGTGCTGTCTCGCCAGTTTTAACCGTCAAATCCTTAACCTTAACCACTGCTCCATCTACTTCAATATCCTTAAGTTCCGGCTTGATTGACAACTTCGTACCGCCGGATGTCGCACCAATCAGAGATTCAGCAAAGTTCCAAGTCTTCTTTGATGTGTCATACTTCAAACCTTTGTGAATTGTTCCAGCACCAAACACTATGTTCTTCGGTGTCTTGCTTGTGATACCTGATGACTTGAACTCTTCAAAAGTTAATGTTTCTGCCATGTTATAATCACCTTCCATTCTTATATTCTTTAATCGTCAAATTGATCTGTATCCGTTTGAGGTCTGCATCCCCTGTTGGCACTGGTGACGCATTCCCATAAAAAACGGCAACCCCCGCACCACTTGCAAGGATTGCCGTTCGTTCAATATTCTGTTCTATCTTCTGCTTGTACTTCTCCAGGCTGAACCATGAGCCTCTTGTGAATCCATCTATGATGAATGTTATTTCCTGACATCCATCCTCTTCAGGAGTATCACCCTCGGAGTATTCACCAACAAAATATGCCTCCGGCGGGTCATCCTGCCACTCCATAAATGCATATGGTATCTCAAGTTCATCTGTGAGTACACTGTTGATATATGATAATGTCTCTGTCGTCATTCGTCATCACCACCTTACTCACTGAACGTCTGATTGAGAATAGAGCCAAGTCGCTTGATGATCTTGCTCTTGGTCTTGTCAAAGGCTTTCTGTAAAGGTCTGAGAGGTTTCTTACCATAGGTAAAAACAGCTACTATATTTCCTGCCTTATCCTTTTTTACCTTACTGAATTTGCTAGCTTGTTTTAAGCTCATTCCATCAGGTCCCACAGGAGCCCACCATCCGCCTTTACGACCATTCTTTTTCAAAGCATATTCGCCTGTGCCGTATTCTTCCCAGATAGCATTCTCCCTAGGATTTCCAATTACAGCCTCGCCCTTATCTTCATCGACATAGTGAGTCCATTCGCCTTTGGTGTGACCTGTATCAACTCTTGTCTGTGCTATCTTGGTCTGAGCCTCAACCTCTACAGCAGCTTCGTACAAGAAGGCTACAATCGAATCATTCAGAGCCGCCTCAACCTTTATTCTGTTGTCTGTGAACTCCACATTTCCCATTACTGACCTCCTGTATATTTCAGATATATCTCAAGCTGCTCATGCATGCCCATAGGATCATCAATAACCATGATGTCATATACTCTGCCGTCAATCACCATGCGGCTATTCTCAGTCTTGATCATATCACTGAGCTGTTTATAATCAGCCACGAACATATGCGTGGATTCCTGCACCTTGGCATTGTATGTTGTGTACTTACTGTCACCGCCCGAGAGGTCAAGCCAGCCGGTCAAGGTATCTTCTGACACCCATGCAACTTCCTGTTCACCTATCTCGTTTCTGGTTATGCTCTTGATCTGTATATCAGCAACTGCATTTCCACCTATTCCTCTCATATTCAAAACCTCGCTTTCATATATGGCCTTAAAAAGCCAAGAAGCGACTTTGGATATCCCATGAGGGAATTGTCGCCATCCATGTTGAAATAGGTCACAGAATGCCTACTTATGGTCTCGGACTGTACACCAACCTTATCCCGGTTGTTCAGGTCCCATGAAAGCATGTTGGCTACTCCAAGCTTGATATCCATCGGATATACTATCTTTGTCACCATGGCGACCGGTTCGCTTACAAGCTCCTCATTCGCCTCTATATGTCCATTGTCCATATCCACAGCTTTGATGGTGTACAAGCCATCATTGTAGTGTGATTCTGATACCTGTACAGTGTCACCAGCCTTGAACAAATCAGACGCATACTGGAAACCTGTAGCAACGTCCACCGGTGCAATAAACCGCCTGTTTCTATCCTGAAAGTTATTATTTGTATATTTTCTGATCAGGAGTTCCAGTGCCTGAAGCTTTGCTTCAAGCACCTTATCCTTTACTGCACCAGTATCAACATACTCTTTCAGTTCATCAACAGTCATGATCATATGACCACCACCTTACTGTGCTGTAACTGTATAACCATCATGCTCCATGAACCAGTCTGCATACGCTTAGATGTGATCTCTGCTTTGCCGTTTGCAAACTGCACACCACCGGCACCGATTCCGCAATATGATGGATTTCCATTTACTGATACAATCCATTTTGATTCCTTTACTGCTGCCATATCCTATCTCACCTATCCTTTCTAACTTACGCAATCTTGATATTACGAAGCGCACCTGCATGCTGTGTATTCTTCAGAACTGTAGCTGCGATCATCTCTACTTCAGCATCCTTCACTGTTCCAGGCTTACTGAAATCAGGCAGATACTGATCAATAACTGAACCACCATTCAGGCTGATTCCGTGGAATCCATCGTTTACATCAAACTTGACTGCATAGATATCTGTAAGACCTGTTGTTTCTGTCTGTTCAGATCCAAGTTTTCTCTTAAGGCCTTTCTTAACAACAGAATTTGCAACAGCCGATCCGCTTGATACTGTGTAATGATTCTGCATATCGATAAGCTTCACTCCATCAATCGTAGTAATACGCTTTCCGAATGCTTCCTCACTCTCTGTCCTGTATCCAAGGATACGTGCTACAGTCTGAATCTTTGTGATCATCTCTGTGTTTGTAAGCACTGCATCAGCATCTGTAGTCTTGATAAGGAGACTCAGAGCCTCATAGAACTCATCAGCGTTTGCTTTGAGTGAAGTGATAGATGAAAGATCAATAGCCTTGTCTGTGCCGTACTCTGTCGTTGTTCCGGCGATCATAGAATCAAGGCCCTGAAACTCCGGATGATCACCAGATGCTGTTGTGGTTGCATCTCCATTAATCAGCGTGTAGTGGAATAAAGACACGATTGCCTTGATATGTTCCTCGATCTGATATGCCATGTTGTCAAAGTTACCAGCAACCTTGTTGAGCACTCTGTCCATCTGAACTGCTCCGCCCATGATCGCAAGATTTGCTTCGCACTCCTGCTTTGTAGCTGCCGATGCAGTATAAGAACCGCCTATCTTTCTAAACTCCGCTGTAGCTGGAAGTACCTTTCTGAGATACTTATACTTCATTGTTGAGCCACCGCCTGATGCTGATACACAGTCATCAAATGTCAGTGACTGTAATACTGTTGACTGTCTAAGAAAGATATCCACAATCTGTGAAAATACCTTGTCACTCATACCTTTCTTAAGTTCTTCTAATGTCATTGCCATAGTTTTCACCATTCCTTTCTTTACTGGTTATTATTTGCATTTTCATACTGCTGTTTTAATGCCTCTGCAAGAGTTTTCGGTTCGCTGTTATTTGCGCTCGGATCACCCTTCTGAAGCTGGTTTTCAAGGATGTTCTTCTGGTTACTTCCAGCACTTTCAAACTGGTTCGGAAGCTGTGTCTTGAGATCTGTAAGCATGCTATCCCATCCTTTGATGTTGCCATCATCGTCCAGTTTAAGCTCCGTATTCTTTTCTTTCAGGTTTGCCTTTAATTTGTAAGCAACATAATCAACATCACTTACATGAGCAGATAATAACGCAACCTTAATAGCTGAATTAACTCTCGTTTCCTCAAGTTCCTGCTGCAGTCTTGTATTTTCAACTTCATAAGTAGAAATCTTCTGCTGCATCCCTTCATCGCCTTTAGATGCTTTTTTCAGTTCCTCAATGAGCTTATTTGCATTGCCAATCTCCGTGTCTTTGCCGGTGATCAGTCCATTGAGTTTTTCAAGCTCGGAATCATACTTCTCTTTGCTGACGTACTTGCCCTCGGACAGATCTGTATATCTTACATGCTTGAGTTTATCCGTCTCTGCGCTGTTCTTCTCGTCAATCTTTGCCTGTACCTGTTTGTACAATTCTTCTCCTAACAGTTCCTTTAATTCCATTGTTCCATCCTTTCTTGGCTTTAATCGTAGCCACACATGGCAGTTATCACTCTTGCCGGAGTTATTTTATCGTCACAGTTTTACCGCCTTAAGCCGATTTTTTGGGCATAAAAAAAGACCATGTTTTTATCATGGTCTGAATTACTAATTATTTAATTGCATGAAAAAAGCACTCTGCTAATGCGGAGTGCTTTTAATACCACATATATTCTACTGTTTCAGGATAACTATCATTCTCAATACATTTTTCAATAGCCTTTATAGCTTTATTAAAATATGTCTTCAAATTAGCTTTGCTATCTTTTTGACAGTATTTATGCTCGATAACTTCATGTTTTTCTATATCATAAATAAATGTTCCAACATCCTGCTTACTATCTTCCGGGAAATACTCCGCTGATATTATATTATTCGTCTTTTTTATTTTTTCCAAGGTTACCATAATATTCATCAACTCCCTTTTGATAATCGTATTTTCTGGTAGCAATAGCATGAGCCTCAGTATG